TGTACATCTGAACCATAAATACCACGATAGTTACGGTAAGCTCTTAGCCATCTTTGTTCATCAGCATACCTAGCGTCTTCTGATCTTTTGTAACGATCTTTAACAAAACCAATTACACTTTCTTTTTCTTTGAAGATTGAGTCAAGTGCGTCCTCTGCTGCAACGACATCATCTGTTTCAAACATTTCTTCTGCCATATTTAATACCCGAATGTTGAGTCACTAGCCTGAAAGCCAGATCGTTGTTTGGCTGGGTTGTAATCCCATATACTACTGCGTGGTCTAGTCATTATACCATAGCGTAAAGCATCATACAAGTGATCTTCTGCTTTGGTGTCAACATCTTCTGGATTCTTTTTGTCCAGTGGGATGCCCGGTATCTGTGCAATGGTATTCACACAGTTATCCATAAATACTAACATAGGTTTTTCTAAGAAGTCATCTACCTTCAAACGTCTATGTATCTCGTTTTTACCTGCGATACGTGAGCCTCTTGAGCGATCAGAAGGACGCCATCGGCAACCCTTCATGTTCATTTGCTCTGCTAACGATGGCCCAGTATCGCCACGGTTGTGCCACAAAGAACTATCAAGCACACCGTATCTCATACCACCATCATCTCTTTCAGCCTCTAATACCATGTCTGCTAAATCAGAAGCTATAACTTTAGAAACATACAATTCTCTATATACTATAAGCTGCTCATCAGGAGATACAGTAAACCAGAGTACACCAGTATAAGAGCCATAACCATAATCACACGCTCTAAACTTAACCCAGTTGTTAGGAACTTCAAAGCTTTCGATAACGTGTTTTGTTCTGTCAAACTCTGGAAAGGCTGCTCCTTCGTTAATATCCCAGTTTCCTTCAAGGAGTTGCTTACGTTGATGCTCTGGTAGTGATAAGAGCATAGCTTCGTAGTCACCTTCTTCGGCAAGATATGGGTTATCGAAGAGTGACGCAGGAATAAATCTACGCTTAAATAGAGGCTGACCTTCCTTGCTGTGTCCTTTAGGGAATGTAATAGTTTTACCAGTTTCAATTTCAGTTGCCCAAAAAGCCTTACCTGCTGGTGCAGGATCAATAAACATTTTCTTTACCCAGCTATGCCCAGCGCCACCGGGGTTTGTTGTTGCTCTCATGTAAAGTCCTAACTCTTTACCATGAGCGCTACGAAGACGTGACCTCATATAATCCCAAGCGTAAGGTGTAGGCCATTGAGTAAGTTCGTCAAATCCAATCCAGTTAAAAGCCTGTCCTTGGTAACGTGTGACATCGGTATCCTTATCCAGATAAGACATCCACAGTCTTCCACCTTTAGGAGATACCCATTGTGATTTACGCTCTGACCATTTGATCCCTGGTACGGCACGTGGATATAACTCCTGTGACTTCTGTATAAGTTCCCTTAGTTCTTCAGTTGTGTGTCGTACAAGGAGTCCAGAGAAATTAGGATTGTTTAAGCCGTGTAGTGGATCTGCAAGCATAGCATATGACTTACCACCACCAGCAGCCCCTCCGTACAATACTTCTCGTTCAGAAGAACTTAAGAAAGATGTTTGTGGACCCTCGTTAGGTTTGAATACAACCTTCTGTGCTTCTTCTACGTCATACTCAGGTGCTACTACCTGCGCTGGAATCTGGGGGGTTTCGATTTCCGCTGGCTTCTGAGTATGCTCCGACTCCTTGCTTTTCGAGCTTCTCGATTTGCGAGAGCGTTTCTTCGAGCCACTTGGCAAGCTTACGCTTAATTGCAGATGCTTTTCTACGTTTTTGCTCAACTTCTATTCTCTTTTTTAGACCCATGTGTGATATGTATCGGTCAGTTTCTTTACTCAACCACTGCGCTACTGCTCTGTAACTATACTGCTTGAGGTGTTGTTTTGCAAGCTCTAACGCTTCTAACTCATGCTCAACTGGCACAAGTAGCTTATCATTTTCTGGATGTACTTCATAGCCAAAGGGAACCTTTACAGTTGTCCTAGCTATTACATGCCATTCTTTATTGTGGTTCTTGGGGGGCAGAGGTAGCTGCCAGAATCCCAATTCTCTTTGAGGTATTATTCGTTTGTACCTTCTTTAGGTGGTAAATAGAAAATGCCACCACCGCTAGTGACATCTACTTTTTCTACTTTGCCAAGACCTGCTCTGTCAAGCACATCTTTGGCGGCTATCATTTTTTCTTTGATACCCAACTGAGTGGGATCTTGCAAAGCGCCCATAAGAGCATAAGCAGCTTTCGGGGCAGTGCGAGCAAAGTAAGTCCTAGTTTTTTCAGCGATTTCATCTTTAAGAGCCTCCACTATTGCTGTTGTGCTGGAGTTGTCACCATAGCCAGCTAACTTCTTAGCAACTACAACGTCACCTCCAGCATCATCAAATAATACATCCAAGAACCTTTGTTGTCTTTCAGTTAATGTCCTTGCCATAAATTGCGTTCCTTATTTCTGATCTACCTATTCCTAGATCATTTAGTTCTCTGTCTGACAACATATGTAGCATTCTAAAGTCTGCACGTTTTTGTTGTCTGATTACGTGGTTATTCCACATGCGTTTTAAAAAATGTTTCATGTACTTTCTCCTTGTGTTTGTACAAGGGTAGTTATACATAAATGTTAGCGCTATAGTACTGTTAATATAGTATAGCCGTTATGCTATCTAGTCAAGTTAAAAAATTCTCTACCTGATAAGAATACTTCTAAATTACCGCCAGCATTAAAGGCAGTTATCTTATCACCTGCATGTAAATAGATTCTATCTGCTGTAATGACATTATATACATCTTTACCTGATACAGACTTATCGTTTAATATATGATGATACGTGTTGGTTTCTGCGTGATACCATTGAATGCTTATATTATGATTAGCTGAATCTCCATTAGTAATATGAAGAAAGTCTATCTCTGCATCGAACTTTGCAGGACACGTATATACAACATCAGAATTAGCACCACCTGATGTAGCGGTAACTGTTAAACCTTTAGTTACTGTGTTGTAATTTCTAGATACCATTTACTTTTTCATCTTCTTCATTGGTCTAGCTGGAGGGTTAGACGCACCACAAGCCATTCCACCATGAGCCATACCCATACGCTTCTTAGCCATACCACCATAGCTGTAACCCATTTTCTTTGCTACTTCTGGTGCAGCTTTTTTTAATGCTTTCATTCCTTTATTCATAATACCACCTTTGTTCATGTCATGATAACCAGTACCCCCACAATGAGCGCACCCTTTGCCTTTACACTTTGGACACTTCTTCTTCACGTCCTCTTCCTTCCTGACGCTGTTACAGACCATTTAACTTTTGCTGGTCCAGTTTTCTTTCTTGCCTCTGCTTTGCTAATTCTACTAGCTACTGCCTTTGGTCTACATGCAGGATATGGTCTGTTCTTATCTTTGCCACCAGAACGTCCACACTCTTTACCTGTCTTTACATCTGTCCACTCTTCACCAAACCACTTACCTAAACCGCCCTTGTTAAAACCTCTACGACTTTTTAGAACGTGACTTGACTTTGTTCGCTGAACTGCCACTGTATTTGCCCCCACGTGCTTTATATGTTTTTACTAACCAAGCACTACCATATGCGCTGGGCCATGTCTTAAACTTATTCTTAGCCTCATTCTTTACTCTATTATATAAAGCTTTATTTGTTGGTGTTGCCATTACCACTTAACCTTATCTGCCCAGTAAGCTGCGCTGGTTTTACCTTTTGCTATATTCTTTGAGTGTCGTGCTTTGAAAGATGCACGTTTCTTCTTCATTCTATCAGATTCACCTGCTTTAGGTTTACCTGCAGTACTAGCACCCTTTTGTCCAAAACGAATAGTAAGGGGATCTCCATTTGGTTTTGTAGTCACAACAATGTGTGACTTCTTAGGATGGTCAGGTGTGCGCTTTGGTTTGTTGATACCAGAAACACCAGCACGTTTTACTGCTGATTTACGTTTCTCTGCTTGAGTCATTCCCATTATCTTTTACCTTTCGAGTAAGCCTGTCCACCGTAGAATGCTGCAACTATAGCAGCTACTGATACAAAATAAACACTTGCCATGCTGCCTAGTATTTTACCTGCTTCACTAAGTCCTAATGCTATAGCTAGTACAACAGAAAACGGATACAAGAGCATCCCAAATAATGCGAACCAAGCCATGTTCCTTTGGGCATCCTCTTTTTTGTCTTCATTTTCGAAGCGTACTTTACGCTCGTACATAGCCATTTCTTCTTCAGTGACTACGCCATCTCCGTCTGTGTCTGCTGCTTCCCAGCTACTACCTTCTTCTAGTTTTGTCATAGAGGGTTACTCGCTAGTTCATCATAGGCTTTCCAGATGTCATCTACTTCTGTCTGTAGTATATCTAGCTTGTCACCTATACCATCTGTTATAGTAGTAGCTTTATCTACCTGAGAGCGTAAGTCAAGTAAAACTTTCTGCTGCTCAAGTATTTGCTGCATATTTGTAGTCAACTGAGCTAACTTAGAGTTCAGTCCACGTACATCATTATCAACTACAGCTTGCTCTACAGTTTGTATCCTACTTGTTACTGTAGCTTCGAGTGTTGTTAGCTGTTGAGTTAACTGTTGCATTTTTGCAACAATATCATCATTTAAGTTTGTTTCGACTTCTTTTAGTTCGTTTGCTGCAAATGTTTTTGCTGCTGTTATATCTCTATCTGTGTCGTTGCGTAACTGAGTCAAGCTTTTTTGTAGTTCTAAAATTTGCTCTGCGTTTGCGCTGGTATTATCTAGTGCTTCACTAACACCATCTTCTACACCGTAGAACCTGTTGAGAGTATCATAACCCCAATAGACACCACCTGATACAGCAGATAGAACTGGCAAAGCCACAGCAACCATCCAGCCTTTGACATTAAAGCCTCCTATGCTGAACTCCATGCTCATTACTCTACAGGTACTGGCATAGTTCCATACTGTTGTACATACTCACCAGCACTAAATAGTTCTGAGGCAGACTTCATATCGTTAGTTAAATAACCTTGCCAGCCTGAACCAAACCCATCATCATTCCAGTTAATTACAAATTCATCTATACTCTGTGTGTACGTGATGGTTGTGTAGTTGCCGACTACAAAGTTATTTACTTGTGCATAGCTATCAATACTAGCTGTTAGTTCAGTATTGTTAGCAGCAGCCATAAACGCACCAGCTTGTTGTGCGTAATTCTCTACTTGTGCTACAGCTTGGTTGTACGCATCAACTTCAGCTTGATCTATGCTGTACTCATCCGTAGCCATCATGTTCTGCAATGCAGTCTGCTCTGGTGATGTGTCTGCTGTTGCAGCAGTCTCCATTATACCAGTAGCAGTTAGTATCTCTGCAGATGCATCAGCCAGTAAGTCTATTGCTGCATCTAAGTCATTCATTGCACCCTGGTATTCTTGTGTGAATAACTGTTGTGCAGTAGTAGCTGTCTCGTAGTCGTGGGTCATTACAAGATCGTGTGCTGCTAGGTAGTCATCTAGTTCTGTTTGCGTAATGAGTCCATCATTCATGGCATCATCTACAATAACACCGCCCAGCGCAGCATAGCCTACAGCACCTACTGTCATTGTGCCTGAGTCCGTCACCCTGTT